GCGGTTATTGAAAGTTGGCCCCCTTCGGGGACCGGAGGTTACTTGCGAAACTTGATTTTTTATACGATATTTGCATCTAGAAAAATCTTTTCATCACCCTTATATGATGATATAATGCGTAATGGAATAGCTGTATAAATAAAACAACAGCCCCCAGCCTACTTTCTCAAGCGGGCTGGGGGCTTATACTTTTATACGAAGGTAAAAAACATTCAGGCGGCTGCCGTTTACGCCGCATCCACGAAATCGGGGGAACGGGAAATCTTCACCACGATGGGGCGATGGCGGACCAGCTGCATGCGGAGACGGGGCAGAAGCTGATCGTAATGCTCCTGACTGCGGATGAGGAAGCCCAGATGAAGGCACTCGCCCACGATGATGCAACGGCGGCGCCAGCCATGAATGCCATTCCCCATCGACAGAAAAACCTTCCTGTTTTTCTCCTCCGGAACACAATCTGATTTCTGCTCCTTAGCACAATCTGCTTTCTGCTCCAAACCGCTGCCTATATCCTCCTTTCCACTATATATATAATAAGGTAATGCCGATGCCTTGTTGCGGCACATGACATACTCCCCCTCGGGCAGACTGCCGGTATCCTGCTCCAAGGTATCGCAAACGTGCTGACCATCTATCAGCAACCTGCCACTCACGGCATGATGATATCTACCAAAACGAATGATTTTAATCTCCATGATTCTACACTTTTAATTGTTTTCAGTACGAATGAAATATTTAGCCTTAAGGGTAAATATATTTAGCCTTAAGGGAAAATATTTTTTGCCTTAAGGATAAATATTCTTAGCCTTCAAGAAAGGGGGAATCACACCCCGTCGGGCTCCCCCAGATAGTAGAAGATGTAATCCACCATCTTGGGCGAGAAATCATGAACCGATGGCGTGTAGCCCAGTTCCAGCAGTTTGGCATAAAGCGGATGACATCCCTTTACCCAATCCATGAACTTATCCCTTGCCGCATGCCCATTCTGCTTGCTGTGGGGGAAGTAGAGATGAGCAAGCTCCTGCTTGCCCATCATTCTACGTTCTACGAAATGTTGTTTTGTAACACTCATCTAGTTTAAGTTTTTAGTTATTGATTCTGTTCTGATGGCAAAGTTACATAAAAATTCCGTTACTTGTATCAAAAAGATACATTCTTTAAGATTTACATTTCAGATGTAACAGTGGCTGAAGCGTGGTGGCATCGAAGCATGGGCATGCTTTCTGCACACCTGGCAGGTCGCGATGGCCCAGCACCTTGTGGATGGTAGGAAACTGCTGCTTCAGTTGCACGATGAGTTTCGCCATCGCCTTCTTCTGCTCCTCGGTGCGGGTGTCGGCTATCTGTCCCTGCTCGTCGAGTCCTCCCTCGTAGCAGATGCCGATGCTGTGGGCATTGTGCCCCTTGGCATGTGCGCCCATTCTCTCCAGAGGTCGGGTGGTCTCCACTCTGCCACTTCTGGTGATGTAGAAGTGGTAGCCGATGTAGCGCCAGTGGTTCACCTCCACATGGTCGTGAAAGAGTTGCTGCACTGGGTAAGGTTGGTTGCAGCGAGTAGCGCTGCAGTGAACCACAATCATTGTAATCAATCTAGCCATAATCTTGCATTTTAAAAGTTAATAATCTACGATGTTCATTGGTTTGAACACTGCAAAGTTACAAAATCCTTTTCTGAAGAACTGACGCAATGCGGCGGTTCCCGACGATTTCCGCAAGCAGGGCTTGTTTTTTACGTTTCCTTAACTGGTTGCTTTTGATAAGAGCGATGAAGCTTTTCCTTGGCTGGTTACATCTGATAAGAGAAATTTATGAATAGTTACCCCGGATAAGAAAAGCGGGAAAAGTATTACCTGCCGACAGTGGAAACCCTTACCTTTGATCAGATTCCCGGGAGGGACTGTTACATCTGATATGAGGCGAAAAATATATCTACCTATCAGTCAGATGGTTATCGACGGAAATTGCGCTTCTAGAATTATGATTATATGATATATAGAGAAAAAAGAGAGAAAGATGGTCATGACGGTTTCGAAGTTTTTTTCGGTAAAAATGAAAAAAAACTGGTAAAAACTTGTTTGTTTCAAAATAAATATTTATCTTTGCAGCGCACTTTGGTTGTAAAAGACCATTGGGCAGACATAGGGCAGGCTAGCAATAGGCTGCCAACGTTGCAGAGTTTATCTCTGAATTTGAAGCTAAAGTCTCCAGGAAAAGGTGTGGCAGTAAATCCTTGTCCTGGGGTATATCCAAAAATCAAATTCAGACTAGAGCATTCGTGCGCAAACTCATGATAAGACATGGGGGTGCGACAAGCGAAGATTTCTGGTCTGATTCGACAGTTTTTGGATAAGTGCCAGAAAAAATGCCATATAAAACTGGTGCATATTTAGCTCGTCGCATCCCCATGATTTTTTTCATTGCCACCCCCACTTTATATAAACTATCCTAATTATGAGGACAATGAAAAGAATAGACAACTATTTTACTATTACCGAAGCCACCGAGCTTGGTACTCATTGCGCCCTGCACCATAGCTACAGCCCGCAAGAACAGAAGTATCTGTTCAGACTTGATGTGTTTGACCAGAAGGAGATTAAGCTGGCTATCAGCCAGAAGGCTCACCATGGTGAAATGGATTTCAGCGCTTTTGAGCGCATTGACAACATGCTGCGCCTGGAAGTTCCTTACAAGGCATTGGAGCCTTGCAAGTCGCATTACCGCAACCTGGAGAAGGCGTTGAAGGACATCGGCAAGAAGCCGGTGGGCATCCCTTATACCGACTCTTCGGGTTCCTCTCCTACCCTGTGTTACAGGGAGTTTGCCTATCTTCTGCGCTACGTGAGGGATCACAAGGTGGGTCAGGAGAAGAGAGTTATTCTGGAGATGCCGATAGAGGTGGCGAAGTATTATTTCGCCTTGGATTTGGGTTATTTCAAGGTGTTGCCTCAGGTTTATGAGTCGTTCCGCCACCAGTCGGCCCGCTGTCTTTATCTTCTGAGCGAGAGTCGCCTGAAGCAGGGTTACGTGAAGTTTCGTCCTGCCGAGATTCTGTCTCTGCTCACCAGCAAAACGGTGTATCGAGGCACGGGGAATCTGGAGTATTTCCAGTTGTCCGTGGCTGAGGAGGAAATCAAGAATGCTTACAATTATAATCTTCTTGATTACATTGTCATTCATACGATAGCCACCTGCCGCAACCAGGTGGTTGGAACTTATGGGAGTCTTGTGATATTTGAAATCAAGTTTCGCAACGAGGATGAGAATGCGCTGAAGCCTGCAGATAGGCAGGAGTTGGTATTCATGAAATTTAAGCTCAGAAAAGTACTTACCGAAGCTCCCTGGAATGTAAACTCCAAAGTGGCGTATGACTTGAGCGAACGCCTCACTCTGGAAGACAGGGACCCCGTGAATCAGTGTTTCAAAGCAGCCTATAGGGCGATGGCGAAGCATCAGGTGGATACGCCTCCGGCCTATATCGTGAAATGTCTGGATAATCTACTGAAGAAGAAATAATCTACGCTTGATATTCATGTTTTTCTGATGAACTGGCGAACATTCCTTGTTTTTGGGCTCCAAATTTTGTATCTTTGCATTGTCGTTGAAACACAACGGCTTGCAGAGATACAAAGGAATCTGCAATTTTATTGAACTAAAAACTTAAAATGTTATGGGAATTAATGTAAAAGCAGTGGAGCGCAAGATCGCTTATTTGAGTAAGGAGAAGGATGTGTACATGTACGTGATGCAGCCTATGTTCTACAACAAGCTCACCCCGGAGAAGGTGATTCAGGAGGCTGCCATCCGTGGCGGACTGACCACCGCCGTGATGAAGGTGGCCTACTCAGCCTTGAGCGAGGTGCTGAAGGCATGGGCCACAGAGGGTCACTCGGTGGCTATCCCGGGGTTGGGCACCATGCGTTTCGGTCTGCGTGCCGATGCGGTGAAGTCGGTGGATGAGGTGAGCAGCAAGCTCATCACCCTGCGCCGCGTGATTTTCACCCCTAGTGTGGAGATTAAGCAGGAGCTTGCCAACACGAGCATCAGCATCACCTGCTACGACCGCAACGGCAAGATTGTGAAGAACGTATCTTCCAAGGATTCGAATGATGTGGAGGATACTGAGGGCGACGGCAAGGAGAACGGCGGCACTACTGGCGGCACTACTGGCGGCAACACCGGGGATACCACTGGCGGCGGTTCGCAGACCGGCAAGGACGAGGGTAATGGCGACTCTGCGGATGTAACCATCTAGAAGACAGCCCCCCAGAGCGGGGGCTCCTCTCTCTTGTTCTATTCACGTAATTATCAATCACTAAACGGAAAAGCCTATGTCGAAAGAAAACTGGAAACTTGTACTTAAGGTTTTGATTTCGCTTCTCACAGCCATCGGCGCCACGCTGGGCGTAACGAGCTGCATGTGAAACGGATAGATGGATATGCAGAAAAAAAAGGTGGACTGGTCGTTATGACTAGTCCACCTTTTTTCGTGATTCCGTTGGGGTCACAACAAAGATTATCTTACAGACTAACCTTCAGCCACTTATTTCATTACTGCAAAGATACTGATAACTTTTTTATATCACAAACTTTTTGTGACTTATTTTTGATATTTATACGCTTTAAAAATAGGAAATGCGGTTTAATTTACTGAAAGTCAATTAGTTATAAACTTTATTGTTTCTTTCTTAGTTAAATAGTGTATAAATGCTTGGATATTTGCCCACGTTTGTGTACTTTTGCATCCGTCAATGTGACGACTGATGCAAGAGCTTCGATATTTAACCTGTACTCAATAGGCTCAATATACAATCACGAAATCCCTAGGTCGGCGTCACACGACTTGGGGATTTTTATTTTCCCCGAGTTTTATTGGCAAAGTCAAGGCGAGAGACTATGGGCTAAATACCTTCCGACTCGTCAAGACTATAATCGCAAGGAAGACCGTATGGCAAATCGTAGAAACTAATAGCAGAAGACGAGCGGGGAGGTGTCCGAACCTTATGCTGCTTAGACTAACTGATTCGGAATTATCAAGTGGTCAGATGATGGGGGATGATGGAACTCATCCATGCTCTGAGTCTTAGGTTTTCTTATCGTTCACATACGTGTGCGATAAGGGGAAACCTAGAATCCAAAGGAATCCAAAATCTATCCATTTTACTTAATTATAACGATTAAGATATTTGATTATATAACTATAATTGTTGAAATATGGAAAGAAACAAGAAATTGAGATTGTTGGTTACTGAAAAGTGCCACAACAAGTGCCCTATGTGTTGCAATAACCAGTTCGATATTGAGAAGATTCCGGTTGTTGACAGATTTGACTACGATGAGATTAGTATCACTGGTGGAGAGCCTATGTTGGCTGGATGTGGTTGTAAGACTTTTGATCTTGTTGATAGTATTAAAAATATACAGCAAGCTATGGGTTTGCCGGAATCGAAGTTCTATCTTTACACTTCATACTTCGGCGGCGTAACCCTCAAAATTTGCAGCGATAACTTTGATGGAATCTGCCTTACCCCTCATAAGAAGGAGGATATTGATAAGTTCATTAATATTAATGCCGAGATGCTTAAGCTGAAGAAGCGAGGTAATACTAACGACAACTTTAACCTCAACTGCTCTCTTCATCTCAACCTCTTTGCAGACATGAAGGCTCTTCTCCCTAAGGACATCGACCTTTCTCTATGGAAGGTGAAGGAAATGGAGTGGATAAAGGATTGTCCGGTACCCGAAGGCGAGGATTTCAGACGTATCGCTAAATTGTTCTAGGTTATGTTCAAGTTATTCATAATAATCGCTCTTTGCGTCATTATATCGAAGCTGAGCGAGATGGGAGATAAATAAATAGGCTTATGGCTAGTAGAAGAGAAGTTCGTAAGAATGGTGCTTGCCATGAATCCTGCTACGTGTTTATATGCATGTATGGCAAGAAGCGTGAGAAGCTATGCGATTTCAGTTGTGTAAAGACTGGCAAGCCATGCCGGAACTACATCAACGTGTATTGGAAAATAAGCCGATTCAGACATTATAGCAAGAGAAAGCCGAAATTTCCAACTACGCTTGCTTGATGCTTGAAAGAAAAGAGTAAAGTTTTAATTTTAAAAATACATAGCAATGGGAAAGAAAAGATTTTATTATGCAGTAGCGTCCTTCATGCGTAAGAACGGCACAAGAACAATGACCTCTGTTCACTCTTGCTTTGAAGGAACAGAAGATGAGGATGAACTGAAGTTCTATCCAATTTTCAAGACCATCAAGTGTGTAGAGAACTATTTCAAGGATACTGACATTATTCCTTCAACCATCATCATCGAGAACGTGACAGAGATTAGCGAGAAGGACTACAACGCCATTGAAGAGTATTCTGCAGCACTGAAGAAAGAGAAGGAGGGTTAGCGTATGACAGAAATGGAAGAAATCAAGCTTGCGGCATACAATAGCTACAAGCGACACATGAGAGTGTTCGGCAAGGGCAAGGATATTCTTTCCTTTGCCGAGTGGGAAAAGAAAGCTTGTGAACAATTAAAATAATAGCGTATGGACAGACTGACAAAGGCAATGGATAAGTATTTGTCCGATGCAAGAAGAAAGCGAGGTGGAAATGAAGGTTAGATTGGCTAAGAAGATTATCTTTAAGCAATGCCGCTATTGGAGAGACAGGCGCATTGACTACGGCTTCTCTCTGTTGTTTCCTCATATTGAGGGACTGAAAAGAGACCACCGCTTCATGAAGGCGAATATCGTAACGAAATGGAGATACGCGATAGGAGGTAGGCATGAAAAGAAGATTCTTTAGTTCCTTTAAGGCTCGCATTCCTCGCAAGCTAAAGAAGGCTGCGAAGTATGGTATTGAGAGACGTGTATATCCTGCGGACGAAAACGAAATATCTCCCATTACTTTAGTCCTTAAACATACGGAAAAAGTAGTGTTTGTGATAGTAGGGAAACGTACCAAATGGAAGCAGAAGGCATGTCTTGCTTGCATGAGAGAAGAAAGAAGAAGACTTATTCGTTTATGGGAAAAGTGCGATAGAATATTATTGTGGGGTGTTTAACAAAAAAAGCAGAGCCTAGTGCCCTGCTTTTTTGTCATTTCCGTCTCGCTCTCGCTTCTCGCTGATAGCTTGTCTTATCCACTCTGCTTTGTTCCTGCCTAGGCTCTCACAAAAGCCGAAGGTTTCTTCATTCACATGCAGGACTACCCGATTAACTAGGGCTTCTGCGCCCTTGCTCGGTGCGCCTGCTCGGTCTCTTCTTCCGCCCCACCCTGGATGCAGGTTCTTGCATGGCACAATCTTGTGCTTGCGATTGAATTGGAACTTCATCTTTAGCTTGCTTCCAACCCACGCTTCCACTACCTCGCCATCGTGCGTTTGATTAAGGGTCTGCTTGACGATTCCTTCCAACTGCTCCTTGCTTGCAAAGAAAGTCTCGGTTTCATCAAGCATCACGCCCCAATCATCGTAAACTATGATTCTTGCCTTTTCCATACGTCTCCTTTCTTATCCTAGTACTGCCATCAATATCGTAATGATGAAGATGATGAGCACAAACCATTCCTGCTTGCTCATGCCTGCTTACCTCCTTCCTCTATTACTCCAATCGGCTTGATGTCGTGTACGGTCTCATCCTCGGTAAAGAAGGAAACCTTCATGCTATCGCTTACATAGCCCATGGCAATCACGTTCTCCTTGGAGTCCTTGATTATGCAAATATCTCCTCTCACCTCGTTCTGAGTCTTCAAATACTTCACCGCTGCATCCTTCACCGCTAGTGGATTCATTTCCTTTGTAATCGTCTCCCCTGACTGAGGGAAGACGAAATAAAATAACTGCTTGTTCATATCACTAATCTTTTAATCTTCATCAACTATCTTTTCCGTTATCAACAACTCATCAAACATAGTACTATCCTTGATTGAACAACACCATGATGATTCGTCCTTATCTTCCGTTACCTCATAGTAGTCGGGATATTCATCCTTGTAGAAGTCTAGGATATTATTTTCCACTTCTGCCATTTTCTCCTTTGCTGCTGTCTTGGTTGAATAAACTCCTACAACATAAACGCAAGAATTGTCTTGATTGTCAACTCCATTCTGAACCAACACAAATACTTTCTGCTTCTTCATGTTACTCTCCCTCCTTCTCTTCTACATCAAATGAAACACTATCCAACTCGCCATTCTCCAAACAACCCAAATCGTACAAACGTCTTGCGGCATTCTCTGCGTCTTCGGATGATGATGCGTCCAACGAAACCTTGTAGGTAATTTTCTCTACGATTTCTACTACATACTTCTTCATACTTAAATCCTTTCTTTAAATTGTTAATACTAGTGGGCGGATGGTACGTTGCAACCATCTGTAGCGGCTTCTACCGCATTCGCCCTATAATCAGCAACAAATATCTACTTGATGCGCTCTAGACAAGTGTTCTTGCTTACTAGCATTCTATTCGTGAGGTAATAGCTTTCACGGAAAGGTGTCTGCTTGATGATGAACGTTGTCTTGGCTTTATATCGCTTGTTGTACTTGTCAACGTGCGTGGCTCCCTTGAAGCATTTAATTATTATCGTCATATCCTAGCCCTCCATTAAGTTAGCTACAAGTTCATCCGTGGTGGCGAAAATCTCTTCGAGGTCTCTAGTCAGATAGCCACCTTTCTTCGTCTTCAGCACTACGTGAGCGTGCATCTTCAAAGAACTGATTTTTTTGATAATCTGTTCTCTCTGAAAGCCTATCTGTGGTGTTCTTCCGTTTGTGAAGTAGTAACCAATGTTGTAGTACAACTGCTCTGCCATATCACCATAGAGAGCGGATGCCGCATCGTTTCCCAAACTTCCGTTTGCTAGGGAGAGATAAACGATTTCGCCTTCCACTATCTTGTTTTCGTGCATGGTGTAAACGTGCTGATGAAGATAGAAATCGCATAGCAAGCTAGTCTTTGCATTTCTCTGCACACGGAAGTCGTTTGCGAGTATCATACAAGCGTAAACCTCCTTTCCATCTGCGAGGTCTTTGGTGATGCGGTCGAAAAATTCCTGCTCGGTTGGGCTTCGCTCTTCTCCGCTCTCTTCATCAACGATTGTATAATCATCATATCCCCATCCTTCCTTGTCAACAAGTTCAAGCCCTGCGGCTTGTGCCTTTACTACGTCTTGGATAGTGTTAATCTCAACTCCTACCAAATTGTCACTCAATCTAACTGCCTTATTTGTCTTCATAATCTTATCTCCTATATTTTTTGTTTGTAACAATGAATTGAATTGATGCTATTAATATCTATAAATTTCTTGCCGTCACTGCTTTCTACAATGAGTGCATTCATATATCGTTCATAGCGTAAAATTTGACCGAGGTATGGTCTTACTTCCGCTGTTTCGTTAATTCCGTTGATAAGGATAATAGTACGTTTGTTATTTTCCTTATTCAACTCAAAAGCGTAATTAATTACCTCCTGCACTAATACTTGGTTCATATTCTTATCTCCTATTCTTTAAATTGCTCCGTACTTTTTTGATAAATAATATCGGAAAACGATTGCTTGTGCCCTTGATATTGCGATACGTTCTCCTTTTGTGGCTTCCTCGTTGCTGAAAGCTAGAAGAAGGTCACTTAACTTCTGTAAATCATCTGCGCTCATAAGCCTTTACTTATTAATGACTCTAGCGGCATAGGTTCTGCCGATAATCTTGTTAACTTCTGCTTGGTGCTGATAGTCGGTGCAGTCGGCGAAGTTCTCTTGATCCTCATAGAAACGTGCTGCGCTCTTCAGTTCGTGAAGGCTTGCCTTGGTGTAGTCCTTTGCCGGATTCACTTGTCTGAGGTTCTCGCAAGTCTTGCAATACTCGATGAAATCAAAAAGGACTTCCTTGTCATTGATGGTGTCCTGCATGCCTGCTGCCATGATAGGTAGGGCAACTATCGTTGCCACTACCAATACTAATTTAATGTTCTTCTTCATTGTCTTATCAGTTTTTATATGTTATATCAACGATGTAGGGTAAAGCGTGTTGCGGCTTGTTGTCCTCATTTGTGTACTCGAATTGATGAGAGACCTCTAAGTAGCAATAATTGTATTGTGAATAGTACTTCTTGATGGTCTTCTCTATCATATCTTTGCCTATCTGTTCACTACGCTCTATCTTCCAATAGTGGATGAATTTTTTATCCCATACGTTGTTTGCTGTGTCATATCTGTTAGCTATTGCCACAAGTCCGAAATCGGGATTGAAGAAGAACATCTTACTACCTGTAAAAATAGCGTCTATTCGGTTGCGTGCCGTCTTTGTTACTCTTATTACTTCCATACTACTCGTCCTCCATATCTTTAGCCGCTCTAATCTGATAGCCAAAAATGGCTCCAAATAAAGCACATAAAACAAAAATTGTGATGTCCATATTAACTGCCCTCCTTAATATCCTAAATTCTTTCTAATTAATGCTGCTGCGAGAACATTGTGAGCGGTTATAGGCTTCGGCTCTGCCTTGCTTTCTACCCATGCCGCACCGCCAAAATACCAATTGTCTCTTTTCCATTCCTCGCAAAACTTCTCGGCTTCCCAACGTGTAGGAAACTCCTTTTCTCTCATTTCCGAGTGTGGTCTTCTGCCATACTCGTAATGTGCTACGTGATGTACTTTCATTTGTCGTTCCTTTCTTTTAAATTGTTATACTTGTGCGGTCGATGGGCTTGAACCATCATGCGTGCCTTAACAACTGACCGCTGCGGCTTTTACTTCTTGCCAAAGTTGAAGATTCTAACGAACTTGTAGAACGTTTTGAGGTCGCAAAGGTAGAAGAGGTCTTCTAAGATATACTCCTTGCACTCTCTGTTGCACTCTCTGTAGGTCTCCTGCATGAATGCTGCGGTCTCGTTGCCATCTTCAAGCCAATACTTGAAGATGGCTCCTAAACTCTCGTACGTGTTGCCCTTGTCATAGAACTTCTTCTGCTGCTCGTAAGTCTTGTTTCTTCTCATAATCGTACACTTTAATTGTTCAACCATCTAGTATTTGTTACTCTCGTCTGTGCGCCTGCAACTCTGTATTCAGCCGCATCTTTCTTCACTTGGGAGTATGATGTTTCCTCTTTATCGTACACGCATTCTTTCTCCCATCCGCTGCCCCAGTTAGTCCATATAGCCCAACCATAGCAATATTTGTTCTTCTTTGCCATTGTCTCTTCTGTTTAATCGTTATACTAATCTCGTTATCTTGATTCTGTAGATAACTTCACACTCCTTGCTTGAAGACTCTTTACGCTTCTCGTATTGAGTGTATGTGTTATCGTACGTGTCCTTGAAACGTCCTACATACTTGTAGCCAACGTCCTTCATATTCCCCTTGATGCGCTCTGCAACTTCATCACTAACACGAGTTGTTTGAATTGGAAAGGCTACAACTCTGTCGGAACGTTTTACTACCTTGAAAGACTCTATAATGTTCTCTGCTGCCATAACTCTAACCATTAATTTTCTTGTTAATTCTCAATAATGCTCTGTCCGTCTCATGCAGGAGACAAGTACTTGAACTTACATAAGTGTTAAGACCTAACTTTCCGCTATGTCTGTTTCTCTTGTAAGCGAAAAGGAGGACGCTGAGTGCGTCATACTCCTTTTCGGTCATCTCTAATGTAATCTTCTCTGCTGCCATAAACTCTTCTGTTTTAAAAGTTACTTACTAGGTTGTCAAGTACTGGCTCCTCACCGCTTCCCAACCAATTCTGAAAATGCTTCAGTGCTCTTCTGATGAAAGCCACCTCCGCTTCTGATAACTCCTTCTTCATACCTTTACAATTTACCTCTTATCTGTCTGAGTGAAACTCTTTCCTTTGGAGTGAGGTAGATGCCGTTAGCACCTTCCTCACTGCTTGCAACCTCATGCAGGATATACTTAAGCACCCACAACTGGTTAGCCGTCAAATCTAGTCTCTTTATCGTTGCCATATGTTATAGTCGTATGTCTGTTCCAGAACCTTGTCGTATAACTCTCTAGTCTTCTTCACGCTATCGCCCTTCCAATGAAATGGATTCTCGTTAGCGGTTCTTCGAAGCATGTTGGCAACCACGATGGCTTCTGCCTTTGTGAGTTCCAACAAAATCATTGGTGTTCCCTTTTCCATAATTGCTGCTGATTAAAAATTAAACATCTAGTTAAAGTGCAGGTGTACGTTTGCGCCCAACGTCTGCAAGCTATATGCAGCCTAGCTCCCTCACTTAACGTTCGTGGGTCAACGTGTTTCGATATTTCTCTAGTCTAACACGACTAGCGTTTTTCCATCTTGCGTGATGAGTGTTTGAGACTCCTTTGTCTTGTTGCTTTGAGAGTGGCAACTAACTCGGTGTACGATGTCCTCGGTGTGTTACAGAGTTCTACCTCTCCGTATTGCTGACTAACACTATTTCTATAGCGGTTGTTTCTCATCAATTCACTAATGTGCCATCGCTCCGCTTTGGTAACCAAACTAACTTGATTTCGAGTGCAAATTTAATCTAACTTTTTATATTCACCAAATTTTTAGGCAATTAATTTCAAGTTTTAGGTGATATTTAACCTCCATTAATACAAAACTTAGATTAATTTACAGATTTTAATATAAATATTGGATTAAATTCAGTAACTTTGCACTCAAATAATTAAAGTAATATTTTATGGCGACAAAATCATCAGTAGAAAATATAAATTTGAATTTAAAGGAGTTGCTTAGAGAGCGTGGAGTAATGGCGAAGGAGTTAGCCGATTATCTCGAAATAACGCAAGTAGGCATGAGCAATATCATCAACAACAAGACGATTCCGTCAGTAGGAACATTGCTTAAGATAGCGAAGTTCTTTAATGTGAAGTTATCCACTCTTCTAGGTGAAGAACCTTTGAGGATTGTGGACGACTCGAAGGAGTTTGCAGCCTTCATCCGTTACAAGGGCATCCACTACACGGCTGACACGTTGGAGGAGTTCTTCAAGCAAGTTGATGAACTAAAGACTATCGCAAGATAGAAAATGCAGCACAAATAACGCTTTAACAATTTTATCTATGGGCATTTTAATATTATTTATTGTGGTAGTAGTGATTGTCGCTGCTACCCTAAAATTCATCTTTACATCAAGAAGTGTGAAGAAGGTAGTAATGGCTTCAAATCCAATTGATGGCATTCGCTTCGGTGGTGTTATGGGCTTTATGCTCGGTGATAGCTATGAGTTCTGCTTGTCCAGATTCAAGCATTTGGATATTCAAATAGACTATCAAGACAAAACTGGCACGCATTCTGTGTTATTAGGTTGGGGAAAGAATCTGTACAACAACATTAATGGAGTTCGTTTTATATTTGACAACAAGAAACTTGCGGTTATCGTTATTGATGTTGATTTCTCTAAAGAGGGTATCAGAGATATGTATGGCATCTTAATAAGTCGCCTTTGTAGAATATTGAAGACTGAGCCGGCATTAAGCGATTCTAAGCAAACTGCGTGGGTGGCTTCTGGTTGTGGCATCATCTTATTCAAACACTTCGTGCCAATAGCAGAAGAAGAAAACCTCTTGATACAGATAGGTAGCTTGTAGGGAGGGCGCTAGCCCCACACGGCATGGGGAGGGGCGTAGCCCCGTGGGGGCGCTGCCCCCTTATCTCCCCACACCCCTTCACTCCCCCCACCTTGCCAACCTCACCCAATAGAGAGAGAGAACCACACACCATGGGAACCACGCAACACCACACAACACTCACACAACACATCACGTAACACCTATGCAAGGCAAGCCCTAAGCCTTGATGATACACTATGCATGTCCAAACCGCATCTAGAAGCCTTCATCCTAGATGAGCGGTAAATCCTGCACGAAACCCCGAAAACTACGAAAAACCCACAAAATCGGCTCTAAAACGCCCCGAAATGGCTCTTATATGGCTCAAAACTCACGAATTTGAGGAAAATCCCGACCATCTGCCCGAAAATCGCAAAAATCGGCAGAAATGGAAGGAGTTCGTTTTGAAATCACCTGCAAACCTATCAAGAGCAGCGTTAAATCTTCTTAATGACTTCCTTATGCGTACGTGCGTACCTATTAATGCAAGACGCTTTTTTGCTTGCAAAGTAACTTCATTTACGAAATAAGAACTTTCTTTACACTCGGCTTGTGTTTCCCCTTTGGAACGATTGAGACTCAAATCCTCATTATCAAGCGGTTACGTTTTAAGGGTATTTTGTACTTTTGTTTACATAATTGGCAGTTTTGGAGGGCATGAGGTAAATGGTTTCGTAGATGTTTGCGCCCCGACTAACATATTGGTGGCTTGGAGTGGGAAAAATCCTTGCATGGAAACACTGCAAAACGTATCTCCAAATATTATATATTTGCCCCCACAAACGTAAATATCAAGATTATGAGCGAAATATTGACAAGAATACCAAAGGATTTGACCTCTTCCCCAGTGCTCACGGAGAAGAAGGAGTGGATATTGGGTGCGGCATCCTTGGCGGCAGGTGTTGGGGCTTCTCTCTTCGGTGCTAACAAGGCTAAGAAGGCGGCTAGACGAGCACAAGCCGAGAATCAGTATAGAACCAACGCTGAGAAGGCTTGGTACGACAAGAACTACAACACGGACTACCTCGACACGAAGGCAGGACAGAACCTCATGAGAAGAGCGCAGGAGGTGCAGGATGAGTACGTTCGCAAGGCTGATGGTGCGGCAGCGGTTGGCGGTGGAACTGCTGCAAGCGTGGCGATGGCGAAGGAAGCGGCTAACAAGGCGATGGGCGACACGATAGCCAACGTAGCAGCGCAGGACACGGCACGCAAGCAGCATGTGGAGGATGCTCATCTTGCCAACACGCAGCAGTTGTCTAGGGAACGTCAACAAATCGAGCAGCAGAAGGCGCAGGCAACGAGCGATGCAGCCCAAAACGCTTCAAATGCGATGTTCAATTTCGGTGTGAACCAATTGGGGTCACAACTCGAAGGAGCTAAATTGCAGGGTAGCAGCACTTTAGGCGGTTCACAAGGCGGAATTGATAACAAGAATGTAACGCAAACCCCTAAAGTAAGCCCAACGGGAGTGGCATACGAAGCCCAATACGGCAAGGGAGCCGTGGCAGACCCTATCCCTGCTGGCTACAACGAGGTGGGGCAGCACTATGACCCTCTAGCCCTAGCCACGGGAGCCAAGAAGAGGTTGAAGGGGTAGCAGCCCAAGGGTGATGGCGTGAGCGAGGACGAGGACGGCAAGGCAAGGGCAGGCGAGGCGTAGAGGACACCCCAAGACCCCCACCCCCTTTGACCACCGTTGCAAATTATAGTAGATAAATACATAAATAAAAATCCCGCCACCCCCCACCCCCTTTTCTGGATTTCGGTTTTCCGATTTTCCCCACCCCTGAATTTTCGGAAAGTGTTAAAATGATTAAACATAAATAACATGAAGATATTAGAAAGAATCAAAAATTTATTTCGCAAGGAAGGTGACATAACAGATGGCTACCATACCTTTGATGAGTTGTACGATTATCGTATGCTTTACAATGCTGCCTTTTTCAACTTCCTAGCATCGTTACCGTCCAATCCTTATAACGTTCACATGTCTTTTCGCCACTCTGATGGAAAGTTTTGCTTTGATGGGCACTGGTTTATCGTGATGGCAAATCTTCCTACAGGGCAAGTAAGCAACCATTATAGCATCTCTGATTTGGGATATTTTTACTGTGTACATTTGCATAAAAAGGCAGATGTATGGGACGGTCACACTCCTGATGATGCAAAAGAGCGCATCGCAAAGTACATAAGAAAATATCAATTCAGAGATATTGTAGAGAAGTTAAACATTAAAACAAGATAGATATGACATTTGAAGAAGCAAAGAAGATATTGGAGAAAGAAGGTTTTTACCTCATAAAGTTTGGTGGACCTAGTGACATTATTAAAAATCCTTTTTCAGAATACGAGTCTCCAGAGATTTTTGAAGCCGGTAAGGTTGTTAATTCTGCTGGTTATGGTGTCGGCATGCATAGTGAAGTCTCAAATATTCGTCTTTACCGCTTGAAGAAGGAATACGAAACGAGCACCAAGGCTCCTGGTCCTGGTGAAGAACAGCCAAAGGAAGGAAACCCTGCTCTTGCAGAATCAGCCTCCCAGTTCAACGATGCATTGTTGGATGAGCAGGCAAAGGAGATTGAGCGTCTCAAAAAGGAGAACGCAGAGTTGCTTGGCATTGTTGAGAGAATGAAGCAGGACGTGAAGGAAGTTGATTACAACTTCAATGCAGTCTGTAAGGAGAACGAACGCCTTAACGAGAAGATTAGGGAGCTTATCAATGAGAAAACAAATCTGGAGGATCAGATTACGGTTTTGAATGCTTGTAAAAAGCACAACGATAAAATCGACCGAAAACAGATTAAGTGTCTCGGCAAGGAGATTGCTAAACTGAATGGCATCATCCATGACAAGAACGCTATTTTGTCTGACGTTGCAGAGGAACTTCGCCTTACAAAGATTCGTGAGAAGAATCTGACCGAGGTAATCCAGAAGTACATGAATGAGAATGAGGAGTTTAAGAAGGAGCTTGCAGACAAGGTTGTTGACAAGATTGATGCTCAGGCTTTGAAGAGTGCCGAGAGTGCTCTCGCTTACAAAGAGAGGGTGATTGCTGAGAAGAACGAGGTGATTGCCGACTTGACTCATGAGTTGAAGGCTAAGCACAAGAAATATGTGTGGTACAAGGGTGCATACGATGCTGCCCAGCAGATTCTCAATACCATTGCAGATTACGCAGCCAAGCATCCTGATAAGAAAATCAGCGACCCGATGGTTGAGGAGAATCATCCTACTATTGACAATCCCGAGGAAATCGAGATTGAAAAAGCAGTAAAGCTTGTGCGTAAGGCTATGAAGGAAGGTCACACGGTAACTATTGATTATAAAGATTAGCGTATGGCAGGAGTAAACAATCAAGATACACAGCAGCCGAAGAGGGCACCCATTACTATTAGTGGGTATCCTCAGGCGGCTTTGGACATGATGCGAGCCAGACACCCCGACTATGATCAGGTGATGGGTGGCGGCAATCAGGTGATGCAGGGTGCTCAGCAGGGAGGCATTCCAGCGGTGGCTAGCGTTAACGTCTTTCAGCAGGGCGGTAATGCCATGGGAAAGTTTCAGCCTCAGCCATTGCAGACAGGGGCGGCTCCAGTAACGGATTTTACCCAGATGCCGAAGCAGGAAGAGTTCGTTCCGCAGGGGAATGGCTATGCCAACCCAGCTTTGGGACCAGTTCAGACTCCTTACATGGGTGATGCGGCTGACAACACTCCTCAGCCTCAGACCAGTTTCGAGGGAATGAAGCAGCCTACAGGATGGAATGAGGACGGCACACCTAGCTATGATGCGCTTTCTTCCGCTTTGAGCGGCTATCAGACGGCACAGAGCAAGCAGACTCCCGAGTTTCAGGCAGACCCTTCCCAGAGGGATGGCGGATTCTTCGGGTGGCTTGGCAAGCTGATTCCCAAGAACAGACCGGGCATGAGGGAGGGCGAGACTCCTGATGAGTATGACCGCCGAATGACTACCAACAGGGAGAATATCGCAGCCTTTGCCGATGCCATCCGTCACATGGCTAACATCGTGATCACTTCCAAGGGTGCGCCTCTGCAGCAGTTCAACGACCCTACTACCATGATGGAACAGGGGTATCAGAACCGAAAGGCTCAGAGACAGAGAGAAGCGGCGGCGGCTTCTGATGCGGCTTACAAGCAGGCGGAGTTCGATCTGGAGAACCGAAAGGCACAGGCTGACAAGGTATATAAGGAGTACCTGATGGGGCTTCGTGGTGAGAATGCGCAGCTTGCAAAGGATAAGTTCGACTACCGCAGGGATAAGGATGCGGCTTCTGCTCAGTATAAACAGGAGAAGGACCAGCGAGACTTCGAGTACAAGCAGGGACGTGACAGGGCAAAGGACGAGCAGACCAACAGAAGACTGAACATTTCGCAGTATAACGCTACCCATAAGGGAAGCGGACGTGGACGATCAGGCGGCGGTGGAGGCTCTTCTGCCAAATACGTAACTTGGGATGCAGAAGGAAGACCACATTACGCATCCAACAAGACCATGTATGAAGCAAATGAAGCTTACTACAATGGAAATACTTCTGGCAATTCATCTACTTCAAGCAGCAAGGAAGTGTTCAACAGGGATGGCTCTACTACAAGAACCACCAACAGACAAAGCGGTTCTTCTGTTGCACAGAGAGCAGGAGCACAGCGAAGACAGAGGGAAGAAGCCAGAAAGAAGGCAGCGAAGCCTGCCGGCAAGTCGCATAACGGCTATAAGAATACAAAGAAACTTGGTTTATAAACATTAATATATAAAATATGGCTGGAGATAAATTTGACCAACTTTACAACGCCTTGAAAGCCGATGGCGCAGTATCGGGAACTAGAGAACATTTCAGACAGTTCGTGTATGCGCCGGGCAAGCAGGGCTATAATAACAGAAAGCAGCTCTATGATGCGCTTCATGCTGATGGTGCTGTTTCCAGTAATTCGTATGAGGAGTTTGCGCAGCGGCTTGGACTCCATGCTGTAAATCCGAAGCCTCAGCAGAAGCAAGCAGCGCAGCAGAAGCCAATGACTACTTCGCAGAGGGCACAGAAGGTGGCAGCCCAGTATCAGCAGAGGCAGAGACAGCAGCCTCAGAGACCTCAGCAACCTAGAACGGCTACTACTTCTGGTACAGACTACATGCAGAACTGGCAGTTGATGCACATGCGCAACGATCAGATGAACCCGATGCAGCAGGCTCAGGCTAGTAATGCGCGCGCACGCATGCAAAGAGCACAAGAGCAGTCTGCACGTCAGGAGCAGCAGAGAGCAACCCCTATCAGCAGAAGCAGAATAACTCCTACTGCCAAGAATTTCAACGAGACGATGCAGCAGCTTTCTACTCCAGAGGCTAGACAGGCTAGAGCCAAGCAGCAGAGAGAGGACGATGCTAGAGCATTCGCCCAGTATGAGGTTGAGGGTAACAAGTTCGTAAGAAATGACGGACAGTCCGAAGGTATTTTGGGTAATGATCTGCTCAAACTGGTAGATTCTTCCATGAATGAAGCACAGGAATTGACACGTCAGCAGTATCAGCAGAACCTTGACAAGATGGGCGGCATCTATGCACCGCAGTCTGTAAAGGAACAGGCTTTCCGTGATGCCCAGACTCAGGAGCAGGTGAACCGCCAGAACGTTCTGATGAACAATCTCAGCAGCAAAATCAACGAGATTTACTCGCAGAAGGGAATGCAGCGCCATATTGCCGAGAGTGCAGAGAAACTTAACATGGGCGTGGAGGAATACGTTGACAAATACGTTACTCCAGAGATTATGAACTATGCTCAGAAGGCTCTGACGATGCGAAATCAGGAGGAAATCATGCCTCATGGTGCGCTTGACTATATTGCCAAGAACCTCAGCAACTCCATTATCGGTATGGTGCTGGCTCCTTCCGTGATGTCTAGAGATACAAGACAGAGATTGCAGGAAGGTATTGCTATTGCTGATGGTGATGCGGAAATTCAGAAGGTTGCAGGACACAAGGACGAAACCTATCGCTCGGGCATCGGTACGAGATTTGCATCTACTGCCGTAAACATGGCTGCAGATTCTGGTCCGCTTGCCGTAATCGGTGCCGGTGCAAGTGCTGCCGTGAATACTGGAACCAGAGTTCTGACTAACGGACTGGTGAAGGCTGGCGTGATGAAGGCAGCTCAGAAACTTACCGCACAGCAGATGGCTTTCAAGGTGGCAAACATGACAACCGCACAGAAGATCATGTCTGGCTTGGGTACTAGAACGGCTACAAGTTCTCTGAATCTTGCAGGATATTCGGGCGTTACTGCCGCATTGAGTCAGGCTTCAACTGGCGATGATACTTCTTTGCAGGCTATCGCTGAGGCTGGACTGAAAGGCGCAGGGCACGGTGCAGTAACTGGTGCTATGTTCGGTGTGTCGGGTGCTATCATGGCTCCTTGGGTATCAAAGTTCGGTATCACTGGTTTGGAGAAGAGCACAGGCGAGAAATTGCTGCATGGCACACAGAAGCTTGGTGCTACGGCTGCTGGTCTTGGCGTTGAGGCTGGAACCATGATGGTTGCCGACAACGTGACTGGCGATAAGGATATTTCCTTTGGTACTTGGTTGGAAGATGTTGTGATGGTTGGCGCATTCAAGGCTGGCGAGCCTAGCAACTTCGTGAAGATGGGCAATATTCTGCATCATCTTACTCATAATAGCGGTGGTAATTTCGTGATTGGAAAGAATGCCAACGGCTCCCCTATTGCCGTGGATATTCGTCTGACTCCTGACGAGAAGAACGAATTGATTTCTTCTGCATCGGGCAAGAATCTGATGGATGCTTTCGTGAAGGTGGACCGTGCATCGAAGACTGCTCCAAGAGATCCGAAGTACAAAACGGCATACACGGATTTCATGAACGACCCAGACGTATCTCAGAGTACCAAGGAAAAGGTGAATGCGGCAATGGGACTGTTCAATACCACAAGGGGCAGAAGTTACCGAAGTGTGAACGATGTGAAGAATAAGCAGATTCTTGAATACACCAAGAACGGAACGCTTCTTACACGTACATCTTATAAAAATGCCGACCAGAGACGTGCCATCCTTTACAAGCAGAAGCTTTATCGTGATAACGATGATATGCTCTCGCTGATTGGTTATTCCAAGATGAAGGATATGCAGTTGACTGATGAGGACGGAATTGTTACCAAGCTGGCATTTGGATTCCTTAAGAAAAACGGATATGATGAGAACAAGGATATTACAGATCCGAAGAATGCTCAGTTGATTAATGACTTGCGCAACCCGAAGAGCGCACTCTATCTTGACTGGGAGAAGTATGTGGATAAAAACGGCTCGTATGGCTATCTCAAATCAGGAACCTCACAGGTTGTTGGCGGTTTTATGAACTCATTGAAGGAGATTTTCAACGATAAGGGACAAATGATTGTTGATATTGACAAAATCATGCAGAAAGACCCGATGAAGCGTACCGATGAGGAGAATAAAATCTTCTATGGTGTGAAGCGAGCACTGGAAGATGAACTTTTCCCTAGCGGAAGACCACATGAAGACCAGTCTGCAAGCCAAGGTAAGGCGGCGGCTGAGGATAATAACCTTGGCACCGAGCAGCCGAACGGCGAAGTGGTATTGGATGAATTGAGAAATCTTCGCAACGCAGAGCAAGCTCTTGATGCTGCCATGGAAGGAAACGATGTTTTCAAGCAGTTGTTTGAGAAATTGCACCAGCAGGGCTTGACACCGGCACAGATTTACGATGCACTCATTCAGAATGGATTGATCCAAGAAGAGTTGACCCCACTTGCCCAATATATCAATGCGAACGCTAGAGTGCAGGGTATGCAGCAGGCTACTGCTGATGCCATCGAGGAAAACGTGAAGAGCTTTGTTTCTGATTGGAGCTATCACGGAACGCTGAACGGTCAGCCAATGAATGGCGAGCAGGCTCTGTATGTACAGGACAGCAACAGCAGAACCCTTCTTGTCGGTTCGGGTGATGTTGCCTTCGACCAGACTACAGGTAGAGCCAAGGAAGGTAGCGGTGATATGCTTGTCTGTCTGGACCCTAATACCAAGGAATTGGTTTATGTGAAGGCAGATGAGGTTACTCTGTTCCAGAATCAGCCTATCGACCAGTTTGCTGCAGAATATCGTCAGAGATTGCAGATGAAGAACTCTGAGCCTTACAATCAGGCAGCACAGGAACAGGCTACACAGGATGCTGCAAAGGCGCAGCAGGAGCAGAATGCACCACAAGATAACACCACAAAGCCAGAAGATAGTACCACAAAAGAGGGTGATTTAACAAAAGATAATACCACTTTAACAAAAGTTGATACCACATCGGGCAAAGATAATACCACAAATGAGGACTTAGCACCACAAGAGCAGCCTCAACCTATCAGAAAGTTTGCCGATGGTTCCGATGTTCCTATGGCTACGGACAGTAAGGGAAGACCTACGCCAGACTATGCTAGTATGACTCCTGAGCAGAGTGCGGAGATTCTTACTGAGGATTTCGGGGATAATGCCGAGAAGGTAGTGGACGGACAGATTAAGAAAGCTGAGAATGCTTTGAAGGATGCCGAGAAGATGAAGGTGGACTATACCGCCGAGCCTAACGACATCATGGAGCAGGAGGCTTTGAAGAACCAGACCATTGAAGCTGCCAAGAAGCAGTTGGACCACGCTCAGAATATCAAGAAGGCTATGACTGCCAAGAAGGTTGCGGAGACTGTGGGTAGTACCGAACAGACAGAGGGCGCATATGAAGCTGGCAGCATGGCTGCACAGAAGTTTGTGAATGCACCTAAACTTGTAGGCAACAAGCGCACAAGAATGCTGCCTGACGGAGAGACAAAGATTAAGGGACACTATGAGATTGTGCCGGCTGAAAGTCTTACTCCTTCTCATGATGTGAATAACGACTATAAGAAATCGGAGGGATTCCCTACCGATGCAGAAGGCAGAACCGTGAATGACCGTGACTATGAGCACGACAAGGCGGCTCAGCAGAATACCGACCAGATTGCCCGAAAGTATAATGGTATGGCTATTGAGCAGGTGCCAGTGGTATCTGACGAGGGTATCGTTTATGATGGTAACGGTAGAACCATGGCTGGACAGAAGGCGGCAAAGGAAGGCACGGATGGCGAATACATCAACGACCTTCTGGAGAATGCCGAGAACTTCGGCTTCACAAGAGAACAGATTGAGCAGAGTGGTATCAAGCATCCTCGCCTGGTAATGGTTACGGATGAGAGATTGCCATACGATGCGGCTACCTTCGCTAAGTTCAACCGCAACGAAAAGAAGACCCAGAGCAATACCGAGCAGGCGGTGGCTAAGTCTAAGACCTTGACATCTGACGAAATAGGTGCTATCGTTGCCGAGATTGACGGAAACGGTTCACTTGATGCTTTCTTTAACAATTCCAAGGCAATAAATGACCTTATCAAGACGTTAGTAAGCAAAGGCATCATCGGACAGAATGAGGTGGCTCAGATGATGGAAAGCCCTGAACGACTTTCAGCACAGGGCAGGGAGTTCGTAAAGAACCTTCTCTTGGGTTCCATCTTCAAGCCTGAGACTATCAGAATGCTGGGCATCGACTCTACGGTAAAGAATAAGGCTATCAACGCTATCCGCTCGGTGATGGACAACATGAAGCTGGGCGAGTTCTCTCTTCGTGACGAGATAGACCAAGCTATCCAGTTGCTCTATGAGGCAAGACAGGGCGGCAATAAGGTTGATACACTGCTGAGAACATCGGATATGTATGGTGAGGATGCAGCTAAGCGCTACACTTCTATCTCTCAGATGATGGCTTTAGCCTTGGAGGGCAAGGTATCTGATTTCAGAGATTTGCTTGACGAGTACAACCGCATTGCTGCCGCTAGGAACACTGGCGAGGGCAGTATCTTTGAGGCTGCTCCTACCAAGGAAGAGTTAGTAAAAGAATTTTTGGACTTTAAGAAATGGCAAGATTATGGAACAGGACATTCAGAAATTGAAGGAAGCAATGATGTTTCAGGCGATGAAAAACCTCAACAGGAAGCATCAGGAGGAAATGAACCTGCAGAAGCAGAGCAACCAAGAGTAGAAGAGGCTGACGACTTAGAAAACAAGGAACTCGAAAGTCGCATTGAGGTGACGGACGAGGAAACCGAGACCCCATCAAAGTACGGTCCTATCATGAAGCAAAAGATTGTGATTGACGGAGACAAGGAAGTGATGAAGGTTGATGAGCCTAACAAGAAGGGCGAGTACACTGGGTCTTACTATGAGTATGATGGCAAGAAGTTTGGCGATCTGAATGAGATTACTGAGTATATTGACAGCAAGAATGAAGAAGGTTCTCTCCCACTCCTTCCAAAGGAAGAGAACCCAGACCCTCAGTTTAACCCGATTGAGGCAGCTGCAGCAGAGTTCAAGAAGGAGCATCCTTTGACCGAGGATGAGATTATGAAGGCAGACGTGGACGATTTATCCAAGGATATGGCTTTGGACTATCTGAACGGAGAAGTGACAGACGATTTGCATCGTGCTATCTACGAAAGCATCTATGCTAAACGCAAGGGATTGAAGGCTGAACCAAAGGTTGAGACTCCTAAAGCTGAACCATCCGCTGACCCAATGGAAGCTTTCAAGAATGCTGCAGAAGGGTTCGAGAAGGAGAAGAAGGGTAAAGCAGAACAACCAAAGAAGCCTCAGCAGAAAGCTGACGATGCAGCAGTAGCAGCTTCCAACAAGAAGGTTAATGACCTTTGGGATATGCTCAAGAATGCCGGCAAGGATGAAGCGTCTGCTTCGTTCATCGGTCTTAACTCTAGACAGCTGGAAGTATTGCCTAAGCTGGTGAGCGCCATGGCAGAGAATGCTTATCTGAGAATCAAGAGAGGCATGCACAATCTTGAAGACGTGGTGAAGGAAATGCGCAAGGAGTTTGCTCCTTCTGCCAAGATTTTCAAGAAGGAAGATGTGGATGCCATCTATGAGCAGATGATGAATATCCGCTATCGTGACGGCGAGCAGCGTATGAGCTTGAAGGAATGGGCTGACTACTACGAGAAGACTTCGCCTAAGCATCAGGAGAATCTGGTGGGTGACTCCAAGAGTGCCGAGGAAAGAAAGCAGGCTGAGAAGAAGTTTATTGATACCGTGAACCTTCAGTTGGGTTTCAAGCATAAGTTTAACGGTATTGTTGAGCTGAGAAAGATTGCTGAGAGAGTTGGCTTGAAGGACATTAAGGACACGGATTTGCAGGAGCTTGCAGAGACTGCCATTGTTAAGCGTGCAAGAGGTATTGCTTCTTCGGAATCTACCAACGATGCCGTGAAGTTTGAACGTATCAAGACACTATATGAGAATCAGCCTAGCCTCAACCAGCGTGATTCTGAGCGAGTGATGAAGCAGCAGTACTCTACCCCTGCCCCTTACGCTTTCCTTGCGGATATGTATGTGAAGGGTAACGGCAAGGTGATTGAGAGTGCTCTGGAGCCTAGTGCCGGCAACGGCATGCTTACCATCGGCTTGCCAATGGATAAGGTGCATGTGAACGATATTGATGCCCAGCGATTGGCGAACCTGAGAAGACAGGGCTTCAAGAACGTGACGAGTCAGGACGGAACCCAGCCTTTTGCAGACAAGAATGTTGACGTGGTGGTGACAAACCCACCATTCGGTAGTGCTACCCCAAAGGAGTATGACGGCTACAAGATTTCTTCTTTGGAAGGACAGATGGCTATCAATGCCTTGGAGAGCATGAAGGACGATGGTCGTGCTGCTATTATTATTGGCGGCAAGACGGAATACGCCAAGAACGGAAGTCTGAATCCGAAGGATAAGGCTTTCCTTGGTTATCTCTATAGCCACTATAATGTGGAGGACGTGATTAATGTGGATGGTAGCCTGTATGCAAAGCAGGGAACCAGCTACCCAACACGTATTATTTTGATAAACGGAAGACGCTTGAACGAGAATGCCTTTCCACCAGTGAAGGATAAGGCTAGAGCCGAGACCGTGAAAGATTATGACGAACTTTATAAACGAATTGAAGATGATATACTACGAGGTGAACGGATGGATTCTTCCATCGGAGAAGAAGGAGGAAAAGTTAACGCAGGACCTGATAAACAAGGGGCTGCTGGTACTCATGAAGAGGGAGTACGAGCAAGAGAACGAGGAGGAAGCGAACCAGATGGTAAGCGAGGGGCTGACGTATCTGACACATCTTCCGTATCAGGAACCCATGATGACTTGGACAATCAACGAGGAACCGAGCCAGGAAAAGATGGAGAACTTCCTGATGGAGATAGTAGAACAGACGGAACAGGGGCAGAGCCTACTCCAAGCAAAGAACCAACCGCTGGAGCCAATGACGGACGAGTATCTGGATCAGGAGGAGCTGGAGGGAATGACACTCAGCCAAGTTCTGATGAACCTGCCAGCACCGGGAGCGGAAGCGGACCACGGGGACAATTACAGCGGGTGGACAAATCCGTACGTGGACTAAGTACTGAGAAGGTTGCCTATGCCCCAAAGAGTGGAAACCCATTCACTCTGAAGGCAGTGATGCCTGCCGACCAGCAGGAGGCGGTGAATAAGAATCTTGAAAAGTTGGGCGATGCCGACCAGTTCCTTGTTGATGAACTGGGCTACAATGACAAGGACGATTTGTATTCTCATCTTGCCGCAGAGCAGGTTGATTCTGTAGCCCTTGCCTTACAGCAGGCAAAGAAGGGCAACGCCTTTATCATCGGAGATATGACTGGTATCGGTAAGGGAAGACAGGCTGCTTCGCTTATCAGATACGCCAAGAAGCAGGGGCAGGTGCCGGTGTATTTCACCAAGACAGCAGGATTGCTGAGTGATGTTTATCGTGACTTGGTGGATATTGGTAGCCCAGAGCTGAGACCTTTTGTATTCGGTAGTGCCAAGGAAGCTGCCATTACCGACTCGGAGGGTAACGTGGTATTCGCCTTGCCATCGAAGAGCGAGGTGAAGCGTGTGCTCGACTACATTGAAAAGAACGGCAAACTGCCAGATGAATATGACTATGTGTTGACTACTTACAGCCAAGTAAGCAATGGTGTGTATGAGTTTGATGAGGACGGCAACCGCAAGGAGAGAAAGCTTGCGAAGGGCAAATCATTTGGTGCTGCTGCTCTGAGCGGACAGAAAAGACGTGATGCCATCGAGAAGCTGATGGGCAACGCTTATCTTATCCTTGACGAAAGCCACACGGCTGGTGGTAATAGCGGTCAGGGAAACTATTTTCAACACATTATCCAGAAGGCAAAGAATGTTACCTTCTTCTCGGCTACCTTTGCCAAGCGACCCGACAATATGCCTATCTACGCTTTGCGTACTGCCATGAACGAGGGCGGTATGAAAGCATCCGACTTGATTGATGCGGTGAAGCGTGGTGGTGCGACCTTGCAGGAGATTATGAGCCAGACATTGACACAATGCGGTCAGATGATTCGCCGTGAGCGAGATATGACTGGCGTGACTATTGACTGGAAGGCGATTGATGATCCTGAGCGAGTGCAGGAACAACGAGAACAGTATGATAATATCATCGGTTTGTTTAATGATATTATCAATTTCCAAAAGAAATATGTTTCAGGCTACGTTGACAAGCGCAACGAGGAGCTTGCCGAGATTCAATCTACTATCGGTATCAAGAAGGGTACTGCTTCCCTGGGTATTAAGAATCAGCCTTTCGCAAGCAAGGCGTTCAATACCGTTCAGCAGGTTCTTCTCTCGCTAAAAGCCAAATCTGCAGCAGAGCGTGCCATCGACTACTTGAAGCAGGGCATGAAGCCTGTGATTGCGTTGAACAATACCAATGAATCGCAGACTGGCAACCTTGCACTTGGCGAGGAAATGGACGCACCAGACTTGGGTACTTCCTTGAAGAAGGGTCTTGAGGGTACACTTCGCTATACTCAGAAGGATGCCAAGGACAATAGCGAAAGCGGTTATTTCAAGCTTGAAGACTTGGGCGAAGAGGCTGTTGAGGCTTATCACGAATTGGAGAAGAAGATTGAGCAGACAAGTACAGGTCTTTCTCTCTCCCCTATTGATGTTATCAAGAATGAGTTGCAGAAGGCAGGCTATAAGGTTGGCGAGTTGACCGGAAGACAGACTGAGTTCACGTATAACGAAAACGGAACTGTTACCAAGGTGAAGCGTGCTGATACCGACAAGAAGAAACTCGCGCGCGAATTTAACGACGGTCAGATTGATGCGCTTATTCTGAATAAGAGTGCTGCCACCGGTATCTCTCTTCATGCTTCGAGCAAGTATAAGGACCAGAGAAAGCGAGTGATGATTGTGGCGCAGCAGCAGCTTGACGTGAATGATGAGGTTCAGATGCGTGGACGTATCGACCGAACAGGTCAGGTATTAAGAGGTGCTTACGAGTATGTGGTTTCTCTTATCCCTGCCGAGCAGCGACTGCTGATGATGTTTAAGGCTAAGTTGAAGTCACTTGATGCCAACACTACTTCTTCACAGAAGAGCAAGTTCAACGAAATGGACGTTGCAGACATTACCAATAAATATGGTGATAAGGTAGTTCGTGAGTATATGGCAGAGCATCTTGACCTTTATTCCCGAATGGCGGACCCATTCGGATGGGAAAATAGCTACGGCGATGATTTGTCCAGAATCGACCCACAGAGCCTTGTGGCAAGTGGCGGAAGTGTTGGCGATGGTGAAGCAGGTGCCGACGCAAGCAAGTTGCTTGGACGTATGGCATTGCTGAGAGTAAGCGAGCAGGAGAAGATGTTGCAGGAGATTGGCGAGCTTTATGCCAACGAGATTCAGCGTCTCAACGAAATGGGCGAGAATGATTTGGAGATTACCGAACTGCCACTGAAGGCTAAGACTATCCGCAAGGAGGTTTGGAAGCAGGGTTCTGAGCCGGGCGGCGATAATGCCTTTGCCGACAATACCTATATAGAAAAGGTGAACATGGCTATCTTGAAGAAACCTATGAAGGCTTCTGAGGTGAAGGCTTCGCAGGAAGGCTTGACTGGCGGCAAGACTTGGGAGGAATACAAGACCGAGAAGAAGGCTGCCGTGAAGGAATACTTTGACAAGAAGATTGCCGACGAGACACAGAAGTATGAGGAGCGTGCGGTGACGGCTGCTACCAAGGCTAAGGAGAAGTATATCAAGGATGGCAAGAAGGGTCAGGATAAATCGGGCATGACTGATGAGCAGATTGTGAAGATGGCTGGCTATCAGTATGACACATTCTATAAGCAGGAGAAGGATAAGCTGAATGACGTGGTGAAGAATCTGAAAGCAAAGGCTGAAATGTTTAACCGAGTGCTTGATACATTCGATACCAACGGTGCTTTCGTTCTGCCTATGGATATGAACAATCCAAACGAGTTGAGCGGATTCGGCAATAGTTACGGAAGACTCATTGACATTAAGATTACGGATAACTTCTCGCCTAACGCTTCTTCCGTTTCCTTTGCTACCTTGGATGGCAGAAGAAAGATTACCTTCCCTATCGCAGGTAAGGTGGGCGCAGGTGACAACAAGGCGGATGTTATCAGTGCCATCGACAACATGACTAAGCAGGCAATCGGTATGGGAGACAGCCATCTCAGAGTATTGAACCAAAACTTTGATAACTGGGATAGACTGACTAGCAACGAGAGCCGCAAGGATGGCTACATCGTGACCGGTAACCTGATGCAGGCTTTGGTTGACAGTAAGGATCAGGGCTTGGGCGGTCAGTTGGTGAAATATACTACTGATACTGGCGAGGTGAAGACTGGTATCTTGATGCCAGACCGATTCGACCCTAAGGGCTTGACAACGGATGCGCCTATCAACAGCGTGGCTGAGAAGTTTGAGCTTTCATCTTGGCATGGCGGTATTGACGAGGTTACTTCATCGGACGGTGAGGTGAAGGTGAAGCGCATGGACAACAATCGTGGTAACTACTATGAGATTCGTGTACCAAAGAGCAAGGCGAAGGGCGGCAAGTACTTTGCGGATAATGAACTGCTGGAAATGGTTGATGGGCATAATTTCGAGACCAGAGGCAACAATATGCTTGCTGAGTTTAAGCCTGAGCAGTTGAAGCCTGTACTGGACCGCCTGTCTAAGATGGGCGTGAAGGTGCAGGAGGAGCGCAAGGCTTCTGAGGATGAAGGCACCCACTTCCGTGAGGACAGAGGCTTGCAGTATTCTAAAACTGATACAAAAGATGTTAAGAAAGGTAGAATCATTCCCGAAGATGTAGATAAAAATGTATCTTCGCAGATTGAAAAGAAGTTTGATGATGAAATCGAACGTGTTTATGGTAGCAATATCACTCCAGAAGAAAGAGCAGAGATTGAAAAGGCAACTACTATCTTTAGCCGAACTGCATATAGCGATGAGTGGTATAAAGACGAGAATAAGGTTAAACACGTACGAAAGGGTCTCTCTTCTTGGCATAATTATTATAATGATTTAGCAAAGCAATTTGAAGAAGCGTATGGAATCACAAGAAAAACCAGAATCACGACCGGCAAGACCGCCGAGAATAACACCCGAGACGGATTTGTCGGGATGCCAGATTTATCGACCTCACGCAGCGGAAATGAAGAAGCTGATAGCGGAAGAGGAGATGAGATCAGAATGCCTGAGGAGGATGCAAAATATTACAGAAAGATTATCGAAAGCCTCGCAGCCATCAACAGAGCACACGACTACTTCGTTGAAAGAGCAGAAAAACTTGCATCAAAGTACGGCGTGCGAGGAGACGAATGGATACCGAACGAGGTTATCGAAAAAGTCTTTGAAGACTACAATTCTGACAAGAATATTAAGAAGCTTTATGAACTTGTTAAAGAGCAAATAAAGAATCTTGATGTAAAGTTTGCAGAAGTTTATGGTGGTGAAAATGGAACCGTAGGCTACTACGATCATGGCTGGAACTCTATCAGAATAAACTTTGAAGAGCTATGTGCCCATGGTTCGACAAATCAAGATTTGGCATCAACCATCCTTCATGAAATGCTTCATCCTCTGACTTCTGACATTATCGCTATGTATCAGAAGGGCTATGCCGACAAGCTTACTCCTTCTCAGATTGATGCTGCAAAGGAAGCTATTGATATTTACAATGAGCTGAAACAAATGCAGAAGGATGGTAAACTCAGCAACCATTACGGACTGACAAATCCTAGAGAAATGATAACAGAGCTTGCTACTCCAAAGTGGCGTAAGGCTTTGTCTGAAATTCCAAACGGAAAGCATTGGTGGAACAGAATCATCAATACTGTTGCTAAGTTCTTCGGTATCAATAAGTTTAACAAGCTTGGAGAGCTTACTGATACTCTTGACAAGTTGTTGTCGAACTTCGGAAAAGAACAGTTTGATTTTGCTTCAAGGCATCAGAAAGAATTGTTTGATGAAGAGAATCAGGGCAAAAAGGTTACTGACCCAGAGGAAATCAAGCGACTGGAAGAGGAGCCTAAGATTAAGGTATATCGTGCCATGCAGGTTATTGATGGAAAGCTTTATCCTCCTATGGCTGCTTCGGTGGGCGGTAAACTTGTTGAGGCTAACGAGCTTGGGCAGTGGATTCGTGCCGACGAGAACCCAGACTTGGCTATCCCAGATATTGACCCTAAGACTGGCAAACAGAAGGTTGACAAGAAGACTGGCGAACTGAAATGGAAGTTCAAGCTTGACAAGGGAGGCAGGGATGCCACCGGCAAGAAGGCTACAGATATAAATGCTGCCTACAATCCTTACTGGCACATGTCTCGCTCTCCTTTGAACGACCAGTTTAAATCGGCTTGGATTCGACCTAACATCGTTGTCGTGGAATGCGAAACGCCTGTTAGCGAGCTTACTAGCGGCTACAAGGCAGAAAGAGCCAAGGATGCTGTGGGTGAAGTTGACTGGAAGAGCGGTAGCGTGAGCGGTGAGGTGTTCAAACAGACTGGCAGGGCTAGAAAGGTTATCCTCTCTCGCTGGTGCAAACCTGTTAGAGTGCTCGATGATGCTGAGGTTGCTCAGAAAGCAAAGGAGTTTGTAGGAGAGGCTAAGGTTGAGATTCCAGAGAATGTGCTGACTCCTAAGCAGAGAATTGCCTTTGAGGAGGCTGGCTTTAAGATCGGTGCTCCTGAGAAGGGCGTGAAGAAATCTGAGCAGATTATGGAAGCCCTGGAGAAGGGTCTGACTATTGACAATACCGTTTTTTCAGAAGATGGCACCAAGTTCCGCACGGACCATGGCGATGGCAACTATCCTGCTTCATCGGTTGAGAGCCATGTGGAGAAGGTAGCTCAGAAGACTGGCGGCAAGGTGAAGATGGTTTCATCGGTTGATGAAATCACCAACAAGGCGGCTAGGGCTGCTATTGAGGATGGCAGAAAGATTACTGGCTGGTATGATGAAAAGACTGGCGAGGTGCATCTTTACATGCCTAATATCCATGACAGATATACTGCCGAGAAGGCTATCTGGCATGAGGTGGTTGGGCACAAGGGCATGAGAGAACTTTTCGGTGAAGACAGATTCGAGAAGTTCCTTCGTGATGTGTGGTATGACTTGGATAAGCCTGAGAATGCGGCTTTGAAGAAGCTGGTGGATGAGGAGAGAAAGTACAATCCTCTGAATATCTATGATGCTATTGAGGAAGGTATCGCCCGACTCGCCGAGGATGGCAAGGGTGAACCGGGCTTCTGGAATGGTATCAAGAATAAGGTATCTGATTTCCTTCATGAAATCGGTTATCGTATTGCTCCTAATACTAAAGATGTGAAGTATCTGCTCTGGTTGAGCAAGAACTTGCAGAAGAATCAGAATGACCCTTATTGGAAGATGAGAGCCGAGGCGGTGAAATACCGTCTCGACCATGACCGTATGCCTGCTGTCGTGGCGCATGATGGCATGTTCTACGGAAACGATGGCAAGGTTCGCAGTATGGATAATCTTACCAAGGCTGAGTGGAATGAGGCTACGGATGGTGAGATTCACTTCCGCACGACCCCATCTGCTGCTACGGCACTTGACAGATACCACCGTTCGCTTGATGAACATGGCTATATGCTCACCGAGAGCTATATGGACAATATGCTTTCGTTGAAGAAGTTGATGAATGCGATTGTGCCAGACAAGAAGATTGAGGATATTGCTTCTTCGGAGAATCCTTATATGCTGCAGAACACCATGCAGGGTGCGATGAGCGATGCGGCTCAGATGTTTGAGCGCAACGTGATGAAGCCTCTGGATAAGGCGATGGCTGACGTACTGGATGCTTTTGACGGCAAGAAGGATGATGAGAAGATTCGCAACTTCAATCTCTACATGATTACCAAGCATGGCTTGGAGCGAAACAGAGTATTCTTTGTTCGTGACTTCCTGAAGAAGATGAGAAGGGACGAGAAGAAGAAGCAGGATGCTGACACGCTGGAGCAGAGTTGGTATAACGATAAGGAGTATCTGGACAATGAGCTGAGGGCTGGAAATATCGACCTGAAGGAGTACTACAGACAGATGGACGAGAACATCAGAAATTATTTTGATGCTGACTTTGAGGCTGGCGAGCACGATTATTCAGGTATTCACGCTATTCAGGAGGTAGCAAAATCTTCTGACCCTTACGATGATGCTGAGGCTATTCAGAGTGTGATGGATTCGGAAGCAAAGATGGAGAGCATCAAGAAGGGAGCTGTGAAGGACTATTGGGATAAGGTGAAGGCTGCTACCCAGTATTCTATTGACAGCGACTATAAGAATGGTATCATCAGCAGTGAACTATACGGTCATGTTTCCAATATGTTCAACTGGTATGTGCCTTTGAGAAAGTATGATGAGGCTACGGCGGAAGATGTGTATGGTTATATCACTGAGGTGGGCGACCCTAAGAGCTACATCGGAAGCACGATCATGAGAGCGAGAGGACACAAGTATCTGAGTGAGACTAACGTACTGGCGCAGATTGGTGCGATGGGCAACAGAGCTATCAAGAACGGCGGTATGAATGCCATCAGACAGGCGTTTGCGAGATTCGCAAGAAACAACTCGAACAATAATCTGATTACAGAAGTAAGCGTCTGGTATGAGAAGGACCCTATGACCGGTATCGTATATGAGCGTTATCCTGATATTCCTGAGGATGCGACTGCTGACGAAATCAACCAGATTGTTTCTGATTTCAACAAGGACATGAAGGCGAAGGCGTTGCAGAACTTGGCATCGAAGGTTTATCGCAGAGGCAGTATTGGTTATAAGTTCCAGAGAGCGGAGAACAAATCGCAGCACATCGTGGACGTGAAGATTGCCGGAAGGACCCATGCGTTCATTATCAATGGAAATCCTAGAGCGGCGCAGGCGTTGAATGGGTTGCTGGAGAACTCGGGTGCCAAGGGTATCATGAAGCCATTGAGTTCTATATCAAGAATGATGGCACAGTTGTGTACATCTTATAACCCTGAGTTCGTGATGCGAAACATTATGCGTGATGCGGAGTTTGCATCGAGCAACGTGACTTCCAAGGAGGGTGCAAGATATGGTGCGCTCTGGGCGAAGTACTATGCGCAGTTGGGCTTGTATAAGGGTGCATCGAACATCAGTTTGAAGGATTTCAGCGGTTCTGCTGGCTTGGGCTTGTTTGCCAAGTATCGCAACGGTACGCTTGATATGAGCAACAAGGTTGAGCGATATTTCAAGGAGTTCATGGAGAACGGCGGCGAAACTGGCTGGGTTCAGATTAAGAACATGAAGGACTGGACCAAGGAGTATAAGAAGGACGTTAGTACTGAGCGCAGCAAGCTCGGCAAGGGCGGTGCTGCCTTGCGTGACTTCTTCTTCGGAAATCTGGAGAATGTGAACGAGGTGGCTGAGAATATCGCCCGATTCGCTACGTATTGTACGAGCCGAGACAGTAACCGCTCTATCATCCGTTCGGTTTATGATGCGAAGGAGGTATCTACCAACTTCAACCGTCATGGTAGCGGTGATGCTATCAGCAGTTTCAAGAATGGAGAAATGACTGGTGCCAAGGCTGCCGAAAGATGGGCGTATGGTTTTACGGCTAGCTATCTGAGACACTGTTCTATGTTCTTTAATGCCGGTATTCAGAGTACGAACCTGCTTGTAAAGAACTTGAAGAATCATCCTGTGGGCACTTCTATTAACATGCTTGCCGTTCCTTTTGCCCTCGGTGCGCTGGCTGCACTTGGTAACAACGTGCTGATTGCGAGCGAGGACGAGAAGGACAGAAAGGGTGTGAAGGACCCATACGGCGAGCTGCCTGACTACGTGAGAAGAAACAACCTCTGTATCTATAAGGGTAAGGGTGAGTTTGTAATGATTCCGCTTGCCATCGAGCTGAGAGCGTTCTATGGCTTGGGTGACTTGGCGGCTGGCTTGACTTTCTCGCCAAACGTGAGCGGACAGAAGAATCCTGCCTTGGATGCCGTGGGCTGTATGTCGCAGCTTGTGCCGGTGATGGACTATCTGGGTAATTCTTCGGCTGGCAAGGAGCCATTGAACGAGACGATCAAGGCGATTGCCCCTTCTGCTCTATCTCCTTTCGTGGAATGGGAGTTAAATACCGACTGGAAGGGTGCGCCGATTGAAAGACGTGGAGACTGGAATGAGGATGTTCCTGCTTGGCAGAGGGCTTACAAGGGTACGCCTGACGGCTATATGGCTTTGAATAAGTTTGTGAATGCGCAGACGAATGAGGTAGCCAAGGGTAATGAGGATATGCTGGGCAACGGTTTCCTGGATATGGTGACGAATCCGAGCATGCTGAATCATTATATCGGTGGTCTTGGCGGTGGTGCCGCTACCTTTACCGAGCGTGCCATTGGTGTTGTGAAGCATGGCAAAGATACGGAAACCAAGGATATTCCTTTCCTCCGTTCGTTGATTTATACGCCGAGCGAGCAAAGCAGTTTGCAGAGAACCAAGAGCAAGTGGTATAACTACAAGGACGAAATGGAGAAGATGATTGCGAACGTGGATAGACTGAAATCGAAGAGCGTTCCGATAGAGAAGAGAATCAGTAATTATTCAGATTACTACAGATTCCAGAACTCCAAGGATGCTGCCAAGGTTAGGGTGATTGAACTGGCAGAGAAGCAGATGAAGCAGTGGAAGAAGCTTAGGGATAAATCTTCTGATACGGAATCCATTAATTTTGCCAATCAGAATTTTGACAGAATCATGATGGAAGCGGTGGATGATTTGGATAAGTTGAATTAATATAGAAAGAGGAGTGGGCGCAAGGCTCACTCCTCTCTTGTTTATAATCCTAATGCCTTTGTATGAGACATTTTGTTTTCTCCCTTTGTCAGCTTTATCGCATCTGATTCATAAAAGCATCTAGAGCAGAAACAATCAAAGTAAGGAGTATAAGTATAAAACTTCACTTCATTTACGCTATACCCTTTCTTGATTAGAGGGCATGAACTATTTGAATGAATAGTTTGCTTGTGATTAGGTATATCTCTTTCAATGAAAACATAATCACCTAATTGGGTTGGCATAAAATAATATGCAACAACAAGAACCATTCCGAACACTAATATTGCTAATAAACGAATATGAATCCTTCTTATTTTGGGAGCAAACTGCGCATCATAAATGTCTTTCTTATAAACAAATGTACTATTGCCTGTTTTACCCACTGTACATATACGATATAATGACAGACAGGCAAAAATGAATAGGACTGCAAATATAATAACCAAGATAATTGTTTCCATACGCTATATTTTTTGTGCAAAGATAGTGAAAATATTGATATGTTGTATCGGTTTTAGGGTGATTTCTTTTTAGTTTAGACTTTTACTAAATAAATGAGCAGAAAATGACTCAGCATAAAATGCTGATGAACAGTGGTTTGGATGGTGAAAATTTTATTTTGAGCATAGTTAGGCAGGGCACCAACTTCTTTGTAACTTTGCAACAAGTTCAATAGTGGACGAAACGGATAAACTATTTTATTATGTCAGAATCTAAGACATACATCTTTGGTGAAAACCAAAACGGAGGTTCAAACGGAATGCTTGGACTCCTTGCTCCTCTGCTCCAGAAGCAGGGTGTTGATCCAAACGTGCTTCTCGCCATGAAGGGTAACAACGGAATGTGCGGTGAAGGCGGCTGGTTCATGTGGGTTATCTTCCTCTTCTTCCTTATGGGTTGGGGCGGCAATGGCTGGGGCGGCTTCGGCGGCAACGGTCGTGGTGGTATCGCTAACGAGATTAACAATGACTACGGTCGTAGCCTCTTGATGGATGCCATCGGCGGTAATCGTAACGCACTCAGTAATCTCGCTACCCAGCTCAACTGTACCGAAGGTCAGATTCAGAATGCCATTTCTGCCTTGACTTCTCAGGTTCAGAATGTAGGTAATCAGGTTGGTATGAGCGGTATGCAGACCATCAATGCTTTGCAGCAGGGTAACATGCAGATTGCTCAGCAGATTGCTAACTGCTGCTGCGAGAACCGATTGGCTATCTGCCAGCAGACAGGAACCTTGCAGAATGCCATCAACAATGTGGCAGTAGGTCAGGAGCGTGGCTTCTCTAACGTGGCTTACGAGACTCAGAGACAGACTTGTGACTTGCACAACGCTATCAAAGAGAGCACTCAGACCATCGTTGACGGTCAGAAGCAGGCTGAGATGCGTGAGATGCAGAATAAGATTGATTCGCTGCGTGAGGAGAACAGTACATTCAAGTCTTCTGCCATGACTTCACAGATTGTGGGTCAGGCGGTGGCTCCTATCAATGCGGTATTGGCTGGCTTGCAGAACGAGGTGGCTAGCATCAAGTGCAAGTTGCCTGAGACGGTGACTACTCCTTACAGCCCTTTCACTGCGGTGTCTAATTGCGTTGCTTATCAGGCTGGCTTGTATGGTTTGAATGCTGCCAACGGTGCAGGATTCTGGGGTTAAAGAAAGGAGGCTGCTATGTTATGGTTAAGACCTTTTACTTGGGTGAATCGTAACGGTTCGGCGGCTATCGCTTCTACTGGCGTGAAGGTGAATACTGCCAATGTGGTGTTCACCTTTAAAAACCACGCCTTCGTGAATGCCAACTACAGAGGAACGATTTTCGTGAATCTGATGCAGGCTATTCCGACTGGAACGACTGGTACGCTGCCAATCCTTTTCGAGACCAACGGCGCAACCCAAGCTGTAACCAAATTCAACGGTGATGCTTTGACGGTTGCAGACGTGCCGGGAACTGGAGTCGTTCAGCTCTGGTTCGAGCGAGATACTAACACCCTTCAGCTGATGACGGGTATTGTTTAACAAACAGAATAGATAATAGGAGATTACATTATGTTTCAAGGACTACGAACAAATTCTTTATTCTATGTGCTCGACAAGGGCGAGAACCCAAACTTGAAGATCGGTCAGGTTGTTTCGGTGAGCAACCCTCAGACGAAATACCCTACCTTTAACAATGGCTTCACGCCTCAGCCTATGGAGACTGTGGTTGATGTGAAGGTGAAGCTGAACGATGAGGAGGTGGATTTCAAGCAGCTACCTGCCAACGGACAGATAGCCAACGACAAGAATCTTGTGGTGAGCGACAACAAGGAAGCCATGAGTGCCGAAGTCGATGCGATGCTGAGACAATCAAAAGCGATACTGGAGAGCGTAGATTACCACAAGAAGGTCGTTGAATCTTGTGAGGGAATGCTACAGCAACTCAACCCCCAGATTGCCAAGGAGAAGGAACAGGCTGAGAAGATTTCCAAGTTGGAAGGCAAGGTTTCTGGCATGGAGGGCAAGCTTGACAGGATGATGGGATTGCTCGAACAGGTGGCAAGCAAGTAATCTCCTACCCTATCTATTCACTTTTAAAATCTTATGATTATGATAATGGTTGAGATTACAGAAGACAAGTTTGATGGCTTGTATGAGAACGTAGAGAAGGGCTTGCGCTACTTGGATAAGGCGATGAACTGCCTGGGCGAAATGAAGCGTGATGGCAGGCGTGACCGATACGGCGAGCGCAACCGCATGCCCGATTATAGAGGTCGTGGAGGCAGAAGTGGTATGCGAGAGCATGAGGAGTACGACGACATGCGCCAACGTGAAGACCGTGGACGTGATTACAGAAGTGATTACGGAGAAGATTACTAATTAAGTGAAGAGTGAAGAACGAAGAGTGAAAAATTCATTTGCTTTTCCTCTTCACTCTTTTCATTTTAAACGATTGAGATTATGGGAACAAAATACAGACAATCTTTGAACGCCTACGATTATCAGCCGGAAGAAATGAGGGCTTACCTGAGATACAACGGTTGGCATTTCAATAAGAAGATGTGTGAGTGGGCAGTGAAGCAGATGCGGAAGAATGGTAAGCCTATCCGCATGATGAGCAAGGATGATATTGAGGACATCTTGAAGAAGAACAATATCGTGCTGGAGAATAATGTGGGCTATGATGCGGTTTACATCGCACACATGTGCTTGGCTGATTTCTACGGCTCGTCTATCACGGAGGAGAAACAGATGGCTCAGTTCATCAAAGACTACGTGGATGATGAGGATCAGCAGGATGGTTTCATCTTCAATAGGTTCTATGCTGACACATCGTTTAATGGTGTTGGCATTCCTTGGGAGGAGATTCTTTAGTGATTAATTGTTAGTGATTATTGATTAGTTGAATGACTGAGCAGGAGATATATTTGGAAAGGTATGACTGGACGATACATGTGATGTATGATGTTCATTCTAAGGATGCCATGAACGTTAGAAGGTATCTTCGGGATTTGGGATGCAGCGGCATTCCTCTCGAAGATGCCTGTAATCTCGTGCTCGAAGGTGAAGCCAATAAAGGGATAACTTATTCTAATGTTGATATAAGAAAAACGGTGGTTGTGATTGGGTGGACTAGTTCGAGGGCGGAGTATATGAATAGCCTTAGCCACGAAATGCTGCATGTGGTTCAGCATATATCGGAGGTGTTTATGATAAATATGTATGGGGAAGAAGCTTGCTATTTGCTGGGTGGATTGTGTCAGGCTGCCATTATAAAATGAGTTTATTCCTCGAATGGAAGCTATCGCTCATCCGAGTTATATGTTTACTTTCCACATACCCATAATGTGGTTCAGCGATGGAAAATGCGTACATTAAGGTTCAAAATTTAAGAACTTAACTGCATAGTACGCTGCTTTCAAGAAGTTTGCTGCGAACTTCATGAATTTGTTGACTTTTTCTAAATTGATT